CTGAGGCCGTGCCGCGTGCTGTTGCGCCATTTGGGTCGCCCATTGTGAAGGTGCCGCGTGCGCCAGCGAGAGAGACGAGAAACGACACCCAGGTCTCAGCGTTGGCACGCTGCATCGGTGGCAGGCTAATCTCAGCCTCCCAACGCTGGCCCTGATGGGCTATAACTTGCTGCTTAAATGTGAAAGGGCTTTCGCTAATTGCGACTGCGTTGACCGCCCTCAGGTTGATTGAGGCAACCCCGGTCACGGTTGGGAATGTCAGCGGATATGTAATGGCCATTGGTCACTCCCTAAAATGCAGCCGCGAATGAGCCGCCGCGCCGTCTAGCATCAAGAACCGCGCCCTTTGCGGCATTGCTGATCTGTGGCAACATCTGCATAACCTCGGCTCTGACAGTCTGCTGCACGCCGGTTGATACGTTGATATTTTGCACAATTGTCACCCCGCCTCCAGACAGCTTGTTATTTGGAATAAGAGACCCAGGGGTGCCAGTTGGTACAAATAATTCAGGACCGCGCTCACCTACAAGTCTGGGACGGTCAGCTCTCATTGGACCGCCAATCATGCCACCAGGGGCTGACGGTGCTGCTGGCTTAAAAAATCCACTCAAAGCATCCGACAATGGACCAGTAACACTTTTCCTTATTTGCATCCTAATCAGGTCGCTGATGATAGAATTTGCCATAGATCTGAACGCATCTTTGACGCTGCTTGTTTTCATCGCGACGCTAACTAATGCGTCCTCAAGAGATTGCACGCCCCTCAGCGCGACATTAGATAAGGACTTTTCGATGTTCTCGGCTTCTTCGGCAAACTCTTTCAGAGCCTTTGTGTAATCCTCTGTTGCCTCTTTGCCAGAGTTCATGTTGCCAAGTAATTTCTTCAGAGCATCGTCAAGCTCTTTAGTGCTTTCGATTGATATGTCATTATTTTTAGACATCTCAGTAAGAGCCTCAATATTGCCATCGAGGCTTGGCAGCAAACTCTCAAGACTACCCTTGAGGCCAGGGAAAACCTTGTCAGCCATTATTATGGCTTCATCAACGGCCCTTGTTATCGCACCGACAATGTCATCCAATGTGTCGGTCATTTTGCCTATTATGACAACCGCAGCAAGGGTTCCTATGGTCAAAAGTTTTTGAGCGGCCTGAAATGCAATCGCTGCTTTTTTGGCAGATAACAAGGACTTTGCAAAATACAAGACTGCTATAGCCTGAGAAATAAACATTTTGGCGAATATTCCAGCCGTCACCACAATCAAAGACTTTCTTAAAAAGTCCAAATTGCGAGAAACAAAATCAGCGGCGTTCCCTATTTTGTTAAAGATAGTTGGGATTAAGTTAACACCGCCTGCCAACAACCGACCAATCGATTTTGCAAGGTTGTCATTTTCTCCCGCAATATTGCTAAAAAACTTGGCTAAGTTGACCAGGCTTTCATTAAACCCAGCTTCGCCTATCTGTTTTTTGAAAGAGTCAAAGCTGTCCCCAAGATTGCTAAATGCGCCATTCAGGGTTTTTGATTGCGCTGCAATAGCACCAGCAAACTCAGTCTCTCCCAAAACGACCAAGAAGTCAGATATTGATGCCGCAGATTTATTAACTTCAGTTTCAACGCCCTTGAAGGTGAAAACGACTTTGTCGCCTTCGCTTCTGGCTTTGATGCCAAATTCTTTGAGGCGCTCAAATTCGCCAACTGCCGCGTCAGCAGCCGCCTCAATAAACTGATCCAGGGTTTTTCCTGTTCCAGATGCAATATTACCAAAAGCGACAAGGGACTTGATTGTTGGATTGAGGCCACGAGCAACAAGCTTGTTAAACCCGCCAACTACCTCACGCAAGGCAAAGGGAGTTTGTGCAGCGAACTTTTGCAATATCTCAAAAGCTCCCTGGGCCTTTTCTGTAGATCCAAGAAAAGTTGTCAGGCTTGCCTCTAAGCTTTGAAACTCTCGATTTGTTTCAATTGTAGACTTTACAAGCAAACCAAACCCAGTTGCGCCAGCCAGACCGGCGACTGCTGTTTGAACAGAAAAAATAGCGTTTCTCATTTTAGAGAGACTAGCGCGTAAGCCCTTAAACGCTGTTCCTGTTTTGTCTTGAGCGCTAATTCTTACTTTAAGATCTGTGTTTGCCATCGTCTAATATCCTAAAATAAGCGAACCACTCGTTTATTTCATCCAGAGTTAATTCTTCTATCTCTGCCTGGGTCTTATGTAACCGATCCGCAAGGGCCAAAACGTTCAGCCGAAACGGATCGCTCTTTAGTTTTTTTCAATTTCCTCAATACTGTCATTGTCGCCAAACATTTTGCCAGCAATGTCAGCAATTACGGAAACTTGCTCAGCCATCAAGTACACTTTGTCCTCAAGCGTGAACAGACGCTTACCGTCTGCATCTTCTGACTTCATGATAATCATATCGACCATTCCATCGATGCTCGTATCATTCAGAAAATTCTTGTGTTTGCGCTGAATTTTGTTGATGTCGCCTGCGGTGATTGGACCCGCATAAATAATCAGCGGCGCGTCATCTTCGCCCCATTCAGGGACCTCGATAACGCGGCGCTGTTTATTACGGCGATCAGATATCTGTTTGCCAAGAGACATTACGCAACAGTACCCTCAGTCAGACCGCCGGAGATCTGGATTGTGTAAGTCGCTGTGACCATACCGTCAGCAGCTGCGCCGACTGAACGACCAGTGATGATGCCAGTTCCTGACAAAAGATGGTCACCAGTGGTGTCACCTTCCATCTGAAAATTGCAGGTCACGCTAGAGCCAACCGTAAATGTGCCCTGGCCGGTCGTGTCTGTATCGTCAAAGTATGTCTCAACAGTAGCTGTGGCATCTTTGAATGACGCAACGTAAGTCTTGGCGTCCAGACCCATTGTGGTGTTCTCAACGGTGTCAGCCGTCTCATCCACTGTGAATGAGATGATTTCTGCGATGGCGTTTGAGCCGGACTTTACCGTGCCATCATTGCCTTTGAATGTTGCCATTTTAGTCTCCTATGCGGCAGTTTCAACATCAGTTTCTGAGGTGCGATATTGCACCGTCACGGTAAAGCGTCCAATGGCAACCGGCTGTTCACCGTCTCCACTGAAATCCGCTTCAAACGCTGTGACCTGCAAATCTTTAGACAGGCCCCCAAGCGTCACGTCAGCTGCTAAGGCTTCCTCAACCTCAACAGCAATCTGGTCAAGCGTGTTGTCGTAGTTAGTAGTAGCCGACACATACGCCTCAATCATTACATCTAGCACCCGGTTGATTGACCGAGCCATCGTCAATGTATCAAATTCAACCGTCTCTGACCTTGTAAAAATACAAAGCCCAGGCAGTTTAGTTTGTTCCAGCGGATAAATCCGGCTGCGAAAAACATTTGAGCCTGTAGTTGTCAGGCCAGTTGTCGCAGTCACAATCGCGTCTCTGATTTGCTTTCGGACATGCGCCATTAGTCTTTTTCCAATACCAGCATCGTCATGCCAGTGCCATCGTCTTGAACGATCCTAATCGTGTAGTTGACGCCACCGATAACCAGGGCGTCACCTTCAGCCGCACTTGAAACATCGGCTGTGCGGCAGTGAAATCGAGGCTGCTGCAAAGCAACAGCGACCCCGCCACCCGCATCAACCTCAACAAAGTCATTGTCGAATATGCCGTTGACGGTAGATACAGAGCCGCCTGATGGCGTGTAAGTCGCCGCAACGCCGAAATCATCGACATTGACAAATATTGCACGATCATCAGCGCTCTCAACGGCCATTATTCGTCCTCTGGAGTATCCAGATCACTCGCACCAAAAGCACGATCCATCAGTTTCTTTTTTGGCTTTGCCGCCTTCTTCTCTTTGACCGGCTCAGCATAGCCACGCGCAATCAGCTTTTCAGCGATGCGCTCATCAATGTCATGCTCTTCACCTGCAAACATGTTGCCTTGGGTGCCGGTATAGCATTTTTCAGTAATCTTAACTCTCATCATAATCCCCTAAATGTGGAGGCAAATGGGGCGACCCGAAAGCCGCCCCACCTAAGATTAGGCAGTTGATACCTCATCAGTGATTGCGAAAGATGCACCGTTGCGCAGAGCAACGTCTACCTCTTGCATCACGCGGATAACAACGTTGCCGCTATCGCCCTCTGAATACGGATCGACCATCACGCTTGGGCTTCCGAAAAGGCCCACAAGCAATTGTGAAAAATCGCCGAAAATCAAAGCACTAGCGTCTGAACCGCCGTCGCCTGGATCAAGGTCTGATGGTACGTTGCTGGTGAATTGAGCATTGTAACCATAGATGTTGTTCCAAGGATCGTTGAGCAGCATCACGCTGTCGGTTGAAGATACCTTAACAGTGTTGGCCATCTTCGCCTTCACCTTCGGGTTTGACAACCAGCCCAGAGCAGCCTGATTGACGACGCCATTTGCATCCTCAACAGTCTTAACCAGGTCAGTGATATCGGCCCAAGTCAGAGCAGCTACATCAGTACCAGCTGAGATGTCGACGTTGCCGACGTTTCCATCGTTCAGGATGCCGGTTGGCTGGCCTGATGAGCCAGAACCCTGGATGGCATAGTATTCAATCTTGTCTGCGATTGAACGCAGCAGATCGTCCTGAA